TTACCTTTTTCACTTCGACTTTTATTCTGAAACCGTTGTATTTAATCAAATTATAAATTATTTTTCTTTTAAAGGAATCCCTTTTAAGTTCCCTTTCCATCGATTGAGCATTACTGTCTTTTAAAGTTAGAATTCCATCAGCTTTCAAATCCAATATTGTATTGAAAATATTTTCGTTAGGTGTTCCATCAATAAATATTTTTATCGTCCCAGGATCAGTTGACGGATTTGTCTCAGGATCTAAGATTATACAATCCTTAACATTTTCCAATGCCATAAGTCCATTATACAAAGCTTCATGTATAGCTGTTTTCTTTGTTATCTGCTGTTTTTTCAATCTTGGTCTATATATGCTGTCAGGTTCACTGTTTTCTCCACCTGTTATATCTGTATCATTTGTTATCTTTTTTATTCCCTGATAATCAAATTCAAATTCAACATCTGTTGAAATATTATATTCACTTCCAAGATTTATTGCCTGTATAAACGCTGTTTTTGAATATTCTCCTGTTATTTCTGGAATATCAAGGACAACATTATTTAAAATGACATACTCTTTTTCTGCATATTTTATTACTGTCTGTGAAGGTATGGCTAAATTCAGATTTCCTATTATCTTTACCTGTCCTGTTGCATAACTTCCTGTTCTTCTTGGAGTTCTTAATAAAGTTCCAAAATAATCCAGATATACTCCATTTGCAGTATCTATATTCATTTGATTATTTAATCCCAATAAGTTTTCCCAAACTTCTTTTAACTCATATGCTATTGCTTCAGAATGGATCCCTTCAGGAGTATTAAAATCTAACACATAATTATTATCTTGAAGTCTGACTCTATATCTGCCTTGAATATCATTTGATATACTCTGAAAATCCTTTATTTTAAAGCCTTCTTCTGTTACTCCAAACATCTAATTAACCCTCCCTTTCTAAAAATTCAAAATTTCCCCTGTTTTTAGAAGTATTTCAACCTCAAAAGTGTAATTTCCTGTTGAATTTACAAAATTATTTTTAAACTTTAATATTGAATCTACATCCTTATCAGATAAAATTGTTTCTCTTATTTGAGATTCAATATTAAATTTTTGCAGCATTTCTCCTATCTGTCCTGCATTTTCTGCTCTTTTTATCCAATAAAGTCCTTCGTTTTTATGCAAAAACCACTCTTCAGAAAATAATCTGAGTTTGTTTTCCAGTCTTAAACGAATTTTTTCGAGAGGATTTGATAAGTCAATATTCTTTTTTAAGGAAACATCAATCATTCTATCTTTTTCTATTGTCTGCCAGCTTTGTACCGATTCCATTTATTCCCCCCTTTAATCAATAGGAATACCCCCATTAGTATGATTAAGGAACGATTTCCCACTTGCCGTTAAGTCAGCCCTTGTTGTTATATCTTTTCCTACATCCAAACTTCCTGAAATTGTTGTATTCCCATTAAGTTTTATGCTAGGAGCTGTTATTTCAACTTCTTCTGAATTCATTCTTATGATATTTCCACCATAAACAATGTAAAAATCATTCCCATACGGACCATTTTCACTGTCTGAAGTTATTTGTCCAATAACAATAGCATTATTAATATCAAATTTTGCTTCATATTCAGGTTCGATAGGATCATTTGAATTTCTTGCAAAAAAAGTTTCATGCTGACAGAAACCAATTATAACTTTATCTCCTTTTGATAAAGGAGCGTTTACTTTGCAAGATTTCCCCCAGAATATTGGAGCTATAGGAACATCCTCAATTACTGGAACCTCATCTCTTTTTCCCATTACTTCTGGAATATCGAGTAATTGGATGTCACACATCATTTTTGTATTATCCACCTTTTCAATCCTTGCAATCGCTATTGTATTTATTGAGTTTATTTTTTCATCAGTCAGTCCCTCTATTATTTCTCCTACTGTTTTTCTTCTCATTATTTTTTAACTCCATATGTATTTTTTATTCTTTCCCAGTCATTATCTTTTTTTTCTTTTTTCTTACCAACATTTTTTTTACTATTCTTAGCTTTGCCTTTTTTCTTTTTTTCTTTCTTTTCTTTTTTCTTCGAGGCATTCTTATTTTTTCCGCTGGCATTTGTGACTATTTCAATAACTTTTTCATTTTCTTTTTCTTCTAATTTAGTTTTTATTTCTATTTCAGTATATGCATCCTGATTGAATTTCATAATATGTTTTCCTTTTATTATTAAATATTCCCCTTTTATTTCTATTCCTTCAAATTCCTCTTTCAAGTCAATTTTTAACTTATAACCTTCCTTAAGCCTATGGTCTATTACACTTTTTAATGTATAACCATCCTGATTTGAGGTTATATCCATAAAAAGATTAGGATCAAATTCAATAACTCCCAGATTCACATCATTTGATTTCTGAAAATAGACAAGTCCATCCTTTATAAAGAATATACTTTCACAATCTTTAGCTATCGTTTTAAATATACTTTTTACATTGTTATTTAAAGTTTTCCCATTCTCATAAACTACATCTTTAGTTAATTCAATTTTTCCCACTTTTAGTTTATCTAGCTTTGAAATAATAAGGTGTATTATCGTACTTGCTTTGGTTCTTCTTCCTGCCTTAAGATTGATTTTGGTGTCTTTGTATTCGTCGTTATAGGTATTACATGTCACAGTAAATTTCTTATCCGTTCCCTCAAATTTTCCCTGTGTTTCCTCAATAATTCCTTTATAAATAACTCCAACATCCTTATTTTCCTCACTACCATTCAAATAACCTATTTCAACTAATACTTCTGTTCCTTTGACTAATTTCTTTACCATATCATTAGTCAGATTTATTAGTGTAATTTTACAGATATTAGTATTTTCTGTAGTATCAAATTCTGATTCAATCTCAAAATCAGGGGAACTGTCTATTCCATTTTGTACTGGAAATCTTTCAAAAATTACTTTTTCTTCATTTTTTAAAGTAAAAGTAACTTTTGCATATCTGTCCCATAAAATCCAGTTCTTACTCATTTTCCACCACCATTAAGTCCTGAAGTATACCAGCAGTATCTGTATCAAAGTCAACATCAAATCCATTAGTGTTTATTGGTAATGCCATAAGTTTTAGTTCAGGGAAATTTCTGTATCTGCGTTTACATATCTCGAATAAGTCCTCATATGAGTTTATTTTTTGCCCCATATGGAGTTCTTTTTCTTCATCCCTTATGTCAATGTACCAGCACCCCTTAATTGCATAAATATCGAGTATTACAATCTTACTCTTATCATTTTTACTTAGTAAGGTTTTATAGGAATTCTTTTTTTCTTTATTGTATGTGATATTCAAACTATAGAGCATACTACACTACCCCCTGTGTCCTTGAATCACTGATATATTTATCATGCAATACTTCATTTAAAGAAATAGGATTCAATTCCCTGTTCTGAACTGTTGTATTAGGATTATACACATTAGTTGTAATTACCCCATTTTCATCTTTGGTAAATTCCAGTAAATTTACCTGTTTTAATGTCAAACTTACTTTTATTCCCGTATATGCCTGCCAGTCTTCAGTATATGAAAAATTTGTCAGTGCTAACGGAGCGTATATCTTGTTATCTAATTTTTCATACATCAGGGCTGTATATTTACGTTCCTTTGAAAATTGAATCATTTTTTCAAGTTCGCTTTTCCAATGCCTTCCAAATATTAGACACTCAACCTGAATGGTATAAGGATTCACAAACATATTTTCATTGAAATCATTTTTCAAGTAGGACTTATACCCTGTTACTTCATTTTCCTGTGAAAAATTGGTTGAAATAACAAAAAGAGGTATATCGCCTAAAAGTGCATTTGGTTTTGCCTTGAAATATTTATCATAAAGTTTTCCATATTTCTCATACATCTTTGATATTTTTGACAAATCCATATTTTTAAATAACTTATTCAAAAATTCTTTTAGCATTAATACCTCCTTTTATTAAACTATATCCCTAATTTTTCTAACTCGTTTATTATTTCATGTGCTGCACCTTTACTGTCATTTGCCTTTACATAGATAGTGTTATGGTTTACTATTGTTTTGCTACCCGATACACCACCTCTTGTATTGTTTCTTATTGCCTTTGCAGTGTTAAGAATGTCTCTTGTTGTTGTGTTCCGTGCAACCATAGAGCCATTCGGTAACCATATAGCTTCATCCCCTTGTTCATCTACTGTTGTATATCCACCTGACTTCCAGCCTTGGAAATAATCAGTACCAGTTGCTTTCGCCTGTTTTCTATTCTTAGGAGCACCAAGGAAATGATTTGTCAAACCTTCTCCCAAAAAGAAATTACCTACATTTCTTGGAATACTTGCCATTTTGTTCCCCAATTCACTCCATCTACCATTAAGAAGGTCATTTAGAGCTCCCAAAGCTCCTTTCAAAGCTCCTGTTATTCCATTGATAGCACTTACTACAACATCACATGCACTCTTTACAACCTCTTTTATAATTCCCCAAGCAGTGTCACAAAAACTTCTGAATTTTTCATTTTCATTATAAAGTTCTATTAACCATCCTATAAAAGCTGCAAAAGCACCCACTAAAGGACCGCCTAATATAGCACCAGCAATCAATCCAATTGTTGCTATCCAATGATCTTTTATAAAATCCCAGATGGCATTTACTCCATCTCTAAACCAAGCAACATTATTGTAAAGCCACATAAGCCAGAACCATAAAAAAGTAATTATTCCTATAACTGCCGTTATGACGATTATCAAAGGATTTAATGACATTGCAAGATTAAAAATTGAAACAGCCAAAGATAAACCTTTAAAGATTCCAATTAATATAATTATTCTTTTTCCCCATTCCTGAATAGCGTCCGCATTATCATCTATCCATTTTTTAGCATCCTCTATTTTTTTTTGAAATCTTTCAATGTTTTCCCTTAAATCTTTCAGAGTTTTAACAACATCATCGCCATTTTTCTTCGTATCTTTAAGTCCGTTCTTAGCGTCTCTCTGTTTCTGTGTCATTCCAAACAATGCCAAAACAAATTCTGATAATAAACCTATAAGGCTCTGGAATGTGTCCCCTAACGCTTTTAATGTACCTTGCCATTCCCTGTTTGCTGCTTCATTCTGTGACAGATAGTCAAGCCATCGCTGTAAAAGATTGAAAGCTATTACAAAGGCTATGACAATTCCACCCATTATCGCAAGTTTAAGTCCACCCATCGCCAATGCTGAAGCTTTTATTGCTGAAACAAACTCTAATACCTTGACTATTAATGCACCAAAAACGAGTTTTCCAATTATCAAAGCACCGAATATCGTTACCATTTGTGCCAACCAAGGTACTTTTTCATTGATAAGAATTATTATATTCAGCAATCCTACTAACGCCATACTTACAGGCACAATTAACGGTGCTAATGAAGAAAATACACTCTGAAAAGCACTTTCTAATGTTGAAAGGAATCTTTCGATTGCTCCACCTGGTCCGTTCATCATAAAGTCACTTAAGAATTTAGCCATTCCTTGACTGTTCTTTATTTGCTCCTGTAACTGTTTTAACTGATTCAATGTATTGTTATTCAGTAAAGCTCCTACTGTCCTTCCACCACGTGTTCCAAAAATTGTCTGAAGAACGGAGGCTTTATCAGCATTACCCATTTTGTCAGTAACAGTTTTTAAACGTTCCATTATTCCAACTACATCTTGCAAGTTTCCCTTGCTATCTGTAACTGGACCAATTAATTCTTCAAGCTTTCCTCTTTTCTTAAAGTTTGCCATGCTCTTAAACATTTCATTTAATCCTGTACCAGCACTACTTCCTAAAATGTTATTGTCATTCAGTTTACCAAGCATTGCATACAATGTTTCAAGTGGTATGTCAAGTTGTTTAGCAGAAGTTCCTGCATATTTGAATCCTTCCCTTAACCGTTCAAGATCAGCTGCTGTATTTTTTGAAGTCACAGCCATCATATCAGTAACTTTTATTGCATCTTTTCCCGAAAGTCCATAAGCATTCATCTGCATTTTCACGGCTTCAATTACATACGCCAAGTCTTCAACGTGGAAAGCTTGTCCAAATTGTGCAGCTGAAGGGAGTATGCTTTTCATTTCATCTGCTTTTATTCCTAAAGTCGCCCCTGAGTTAATAGCCTTGGCAACATCAGCATTACTGTATGTCGTTTCTCCACCAACCCTATTACTCAATTTCAATAATTCTTTATAGTCTTTTCCAAATCCACCAGTTTTCGCAGCTGCAGCTCTTATGTCAAAGTCAATATTGCCGAAATCTTGCATAGCCTTCCCAGCCTGTTGGGCAAGGAATGAACCAATCCTGTACTTAGCTCCTCTTGCTATGTCATGTATTGTGGTATTAAGCATTTTCATTGCCGCATTGGCTTTTTTAGCTCCTTCTTCCACAGGTTTAACAGGATTCTTTACTTTTTTTTCGGTTTTTGCTTTTTCTTTATTCAAATTTTTTAGACTATCTGAAGCTTGTTTTATATCCGCTTTAAAGCTTTGAGCCTGTTTGCTTGCTTTTTCAAGGCTGACCTTGTCAAGTGTATCAACAAGTTTCTGTGCATTTTTCATCATATTCTGTATTGCTTCTAAAGCTCTTTTATCTTTTATTACAAATTCTAACGAATATGTAACACCTAACTCACTTGACAAAGCCTATCCCTCCTTTTTTAAAGCTTTATCTATTTTTTCCTGTTCTTCCATTTTCTCTTTATTCATTAACTTATTTATGTAATGCATAAAAAGAAATCTTTCGAGTTCCTTTTCTGTTATTTTCCCATTGTCGAAATCTCTTAAGAATTCAAATGAATTGAAATTCTTAAAATTATCCGAAGTTTCAAGTTCTATGGCCATCATTTCAAAATGGCTCATGTTGGACTTAAATTTTTCAGTATAAATAACCCTACCACCATAGAATTGGACAGCAGAATTATTTAAACTTGGGATTCTGAATCACCCTCGTTAAGAATCCAGCTAACTCAGTAACTTCTGGTAAAGGAAAGTCATCCACTTCAAAGTTATTTATAAGTCCGTCGTTTTTGAAATGTTCCAATATTTCTATAAGTCCTATTTCTATTTTTGAATTGTTAGGATTCATAGTAAGATTGTTATATTTCATTGCCTGCGAAGTCTTAGGGAATGTCACTATAACTTCTTTAAGTTTGTCCTTCCAGTCAATCAGCCATATTGAAAAAGAAACTCCCGGAGAGAGTTTAACTTTCTTTATTCTCTCCAACTCTGTTTCATTTAATCTGTCTTTCTTTTCTTCAAGAGTTTCCCCTATCAATTCCACTTCTTCAGTTTTTCTGACTACTGTTTCAAGCCCTGCAGCCGCTCTTGTCATTTCAATTGCTTTTTTTTCTTCTTCTTTTAAATTCTCAAGATTCATTTATTTTCCTCCTATATTTTTATATAATTTTTGTCTTCAGCTTTTAGTTCCCAAGTTGTCGCTTCTGTTCCACTTTCATGTGAAAATTTAGTAGAAGGTCTTTTCTTGAATGAAACATTAGGATAAAAAAAGCTTTCTTTAGCATTTTCATCCGTTACCGCTATTGACATTGGAAATTCACTTTTAGCACCTTTCCAAGCTTCATACAATGTCCACATTGTAGTATTTTCTGAACTTCCATATAAAAGATTCAGTTTTATTTCAACTGAGCCATCAGGTAGTACGTTATAAACTTTTTTACCACAGCTACCTATTGTCTCAGATGAAGATTCACTTGAAGGGTCATCCTCAAATCCATCTTCATGTCTACATTTAATCTGATATATTCCTAACGGTGTAGTAAATGCTATATGGACATTTTTAACGTTATATTGTCTACTCATATTAACTTTATCCCCCTTTTATTATTCAAATATTAATTTACCCTCTGTTGTTACAGTTCCTCTTAATGTTATATGTCTTGCCCCATTTAAGTAAGTTACCCTCAAATCGAATTTGAATGTTCCTTCCCTTAAACTTTCCTGAGTTATTCCTTCAATGTTAAGATTTCCAAGTTGAATTTTTACTTTATTCCCATTTGAATCAGTTTCAACTATTGTTCCAAAAACATTTCCTGAATCATCAGTCATGATCATTCCCATATTAGCCGCTATTCTTAAGTCTTCCATTATTATTGCTCTTATCATGTTTTTACCTGCATCATTGTTTGGTATTTTGTCATTAGTTACTTGAAAGACTGTAATATCTTTTCTTATTCTGTCCTGTAACCATATTTTTATGATATTCAGTTCCGTGAACATCTTATTATCAGAGTTCAGTCCACCAACAGCATGAAAATATCCCTGAGTAGGTTTACTTAAATAAGTTAGTCCAGCATTTTTCATTGAAACCTGTTCAGTAGGGGAATAAACTTCCTGAACAAATCCATGTATCTGAGTTGAATGCACTATGTAACTTCCAGGAGTTTTAGTCCCTACTGTTCCACCAAACAAAGCCCCAGTTAACCAGTTACCTAGTTTTACGTTTTTATTCCCCTCAGCTATGAATGCTACATTGTCAGCATTTGCATTTTTAATATATTCCAAAGCAGTCGTAACTGTAAGTTTTTCTATATCAAGTGCTATCCCAACTTGTATTTCCTTATCAGTTTTTGCATAAGTCACTATACTTTCAACAAACGTTTTATTTGCTTTCGCATCCATATTTGTAACCCAGTTAGTAACTTCAAATGCTTTTTCGTGTTTTTTATATGTTTCAATAAGCTTTGTGAACGTATCAGCTGTATTATTTCCATAAATAACAACCACAACTGGCGTGAAAGGCTGACTGTATGCACTTTGGATAAGCTTATAAAACTCATGATTTTCATCTAATCCAGCGACTTTCAAATCAATAACATCCTGTGGTTTTGTTATGAAAGTTGGCTCTATTGCAAAATCTTTCGTAAAAAAACATATGCTTCTTACATCAGAAAAAAATCTTCTGTTATTTTCTGCTTTTATCTGAATGTCATTAAGCATATTCACATCATTTATTTCTATTGCCATCTTTTCCCCCTTTTATAATCCCTCTAATTAAAATTTTTATTTATCAAGTGTTCTGCATAATATGTAAACTGCAGAACTTTCTTTAAATACCTTCTTCCTTTAAAATAAGAAGTTGTTTCCTGTAATTTGAAAACATCCCTTATTTTTCTTTTATATTTTCTAACCCCAAAGTATTCATTTGTTGCATCCATGTTTACAAGGAATAAATAAAGCATATTAAACAAATCCGTGTCTTCTCTGCTTTCCATAGTCAGTATTACTTCCATTCCTTCATCATATCTGTATTTATCATTCTCAAAATCTATTTGAGAAACATTTTTGTGATAAATGTTGTAAAAAACAACTGGAAATTTTAAACTGTCATACTGTTCCGCTGTCAGTTCATCTTTATCATAGTCATCAATTGCTATTTCTATTCCAAACTTTTTGCAGATCCGTTGAATATCTTCAATCAGTTCATCTTTAATCCCGCTTGTCATCAATATTCAACTCCATTCTCAAAAATATTCCGTAGTTCTCTTCAACTTTGATAACCTTATAAACTGTATCTTTGCACTTTAGCAAAGAATTTTCAGTTATTTTAAAGTCATCGTTTTCTTTCAGAATGTAATACCCTTCCTTTATGTTAGATAATGAAGTTCCTCTCATTGTTTCATCAAGATAATATTTGTTTTTAGGTGTCATTATTGCCATCCTGATTTTTATTTCAGAAGGCATTTTGATTAATTTACCTTTTTCATCAAATCTAGGTTTTTTGTTTTCAGAAAGTAATACTACATCCTGTTCAAACATTTTTATCACTTTAGTGGTTTTCTTTATTGCCTTTAATATTTTTTTGTCCATTCTTACCTCACATTTCTACCCCCATTTATTTGAGCAGAAATATTAAATTTAAAGAATCCTGTTTCAATCATTGGATTGTCAAATCCTTTTTTATCAATTGTTGCTTGTGCGTTACCTGGGCTTTTTATTTCTTCGATCATATTTTTATATTGCGTAGCAGCTTCTATTCCAATTTGATTCAACATAGAATCAATATTCCAGCCACCTTTTATGATGTTGTTTATGCCAGATTTAAAGAGTCTTTCGCCTGTTGGCTTAAATTTCTCAAATGCTTTTTCGTTATAGTGCCATCCTGGTACTCCTCTACTGGATCCACTTTCTAAAACATTTGATAAACCATAAGCATTAAAATTCCCATTAACTCCATAATTTATGTTTGTTCCGACCTTTATTGTCTGTTTTGGCATTGCCAAAAACTCCATAAATTTCTTATTCTGTGGCTTTTCCTTTATTTTCAATCTTACTGGCATTCGTATTTCCTCTCTTTTCACTTGTTTCTTCTTCAATTACTTCAATATTAAGTTTTCTATCCTTAATTTCATTCAAAGCTATTTCAAGCCTTCTAGGAGACAATTCAAGTTCATTGTCTCCAGTTTTAAGAAGAATGTGATTAAAATCTACCAGTAAAATTTCCACTTTTTCATTATTTCTTAAAATCATTTTTTTCCCCCTTAAATTATTCCAACTGTGGGAATATTTTCATCTACTCCCATCAGTTTTAATAATTCTGTATACATTCTGAAATATGGATTGTTATTACCTGCCCCCTCTTTTAAGACCACATTTGAAATCTGTATCTCTTCAAAATTCAGTTCTTCATTCATTGTTAAGAGATAACCTAAAAGATAAACTCTTAATAACTCATGCTTTTCCTCTGAATGTTTTTCAAAGACTATTTTATATAAATTTCTGACAACCTCAATGTCATATTCCATTATTTCAGGTACTGTTTTTTTAGCTTTTTCTATTCTTTCATCAAGATCAAGCATTTCTATTCTTCCCTTTCAACCACTAAATTCTTTTCTTTCAGTTCTTCAAAATATTCTTTAGAAACTTCAAGAACTTCTCCAATTTCATGTCTTTTGCTATCAAAGAATGGAGAAAGTACAATTATTTTTATATTTTCTTCAGTAGGAGCAGCTGTATTCTCTGCCCCTGTATTATTCTCTATAGCTGTATTTTCTGTAGTTGTATCGTTTTCTAACTCTGCTTGTTTTTTCCCGTTTGCCATTTATTTCCCCCTTTTATCCTACTGTTCCTATAAACATTGAATCCATTATTGTTGGATTTGGTGCTACCATTGCTTCAATAACTATTTCAACATTGGTTACTGTTGAATGTTTTCCTATTGCTGCAACTTCTAAAGGTGCATATGTTCCTTTGATGTCTACAATATCTCTACCACTAGCTACTCCTGAAAGTTTATCAACCTTTGTCGGAGTTGGACCGTATTCCATTTTCCCCAAAACTCCGTTTGGAATTAATGTGACAACATTATCAGGGAATACATTTCTTTCAGTTTTATTTACTGAAATCTTTTCATCCCATATAAGTACTTTTAATTCTGTCATTTCTTCTATTTTATCCAGTATATTCGCTTTTGAAGGAGACAATTTTGCATCAGTAACCAATTTAACTACCGCCGCATGTTTTTTTAGCTTATTGAACGTATTTTTATTCATCAGAGCTATTTCAACTTTTTTACCTTTACTTTCAAGCTTTTCTCTCCATCTGTTAAGGTCTTCCAACGGATCAGATGTTGCTGCACTCCATACAGCTGTACTTGTCAACGTTTCTTTTAAGTCTGCCGACAGTTTGTAGTCTGCTGTTCTTCCTCCACCATTTTCAGCTATATAAGTAACTTTTCCAGTTGAAAGTAACTGAGAAACTGTATAAGTCGCTAATGCTCTGACTGATGCCAAGAAACCGTTTTTTCCAGCAAAAGTTTCATATAATTGTGCAATGTAACTTTGTATTAATGTTTCATCTTTAGAGTTTAAAAACTGAAATAAAGTCATTCTTTCTTTTTCAGGAATTACCATTCTCTCCCTAAAAAATTCCTTTCCTTCCTTTGTGTGTGTTCTGTAACCCCAATCTCTAGCTAATATATCAGCGTCAAAATTTGAAAACTGAATAACTTCAACTGCACCGTTTCCTATCCCGTTTATTACATTTAAATCAAAGTCATTATTATAAGCCATTGGAAACATTGTCTCCGCTAATGTTTCTCCTTTTACTCCTGCATAATATTTATTTAAGGCACTAGCCTTAAAGATTTCTGTCAATCCTTTCATATCCTCAATTTCCCCCTTTTTTATTATTTTCTGTTTTTATAAACGTATGTTACACCCGCTGGTAATCTGTCTTTTGTAACTGTTAATGGTGTTTTATACTCTTTCCCAACTTCTATTATTTTGTCCAAGTAAACTATCCCCTCAATAGCTACTGTCAAAGGTTTTTCCATTTCCCAGTCTTTAAATTCAACATCATGGACTAGAACTCCATCAGCTTTTTCAGTAACTGCTATTGGCAACATCAAATCGCTCTTTTCCCTTAAATCATAACTATTTTTACTTTTTAAAAGTGTTCCAGCAGGTAAAAATAAACTTACACCTTCTTTTATTAACTGATTAGCAAAATCGGCTTTTGCTCCTCTAACTACAACATTTAAATGTTCCCTGTGCATTACTGCTCTTTTTTTCATTTAATTTCCCCCTTATTTCATAAATTTTGTTAAATCAGTATCAGTTTTTTCTCTTTCTTCAAGCATATTATCAACAAAATCATTTTCAGTTCCTGTTTTAAATACACCTTCTGCTGTTTTTGTTATTGAATACTCTTTTAACAAATCATTTTTAAATGCTTCCTGTTTTTTTGCTACTGTTTCAACTGCAGTTTTTAAATCATTTTCAGTCATTTCAGGATTCAGTATTATAAGATCCGTGAAATGTTCACTTATTTTATTTTCTGTGACAAGTTTAGTTTTTGAAATTTCAAGTTTCATTAAATTAATTTCATTTGTCTTTTCCTGAAGCTCCTTTTCAACCTTTTCTTTTTCCTCTTTGTCCAGCTGTTCTTTTGTTTTGCCCTCATTTTCAAGTTTAGAGAGCTTTTTCTGTAACGTTTCAAGGTCTTTTTTTAATTTAGAGTTTTCTCCATCTTTAGCTGTTCCCTGATTTTCAAGATCAGCTATTTTATTTTTTAACTCTTCAACTGTTAAATCAGGCTTTCCACCTTCTCCACCTGTTCTACCACCTTCAGGCTCTTTGTCTTTTAAAATTCTTCTTAAATAATTTAAATACATATATTCCTCCCTTTTCTTTTATTCAAAATCATCTGGAAAATAAGCGGTAGCCCAACAACGACAACCAGGGTCTTCGCCAGGAAGAAGGTCTGCTTCATCATATTTATAAACTTCTTCATCCCTATCCTGATGTTCAGGTCTTACACGTTCATCTCCCATTGTGTTCCATCTGAAATATTCAGAATCTTCTGCAACTATTTCTTTTAAGAAGTCTTTGTAATAGTTGCCTTTCATGTTTCTAGCTCTGAATTTTGCGTTATTCTTAAGTTTTCTTCTTAAGTCTGTATTATCTTTGTTTTCTGCAACAAATTCTTTCATTTTCTGTTGCCATTCCGTTATTTCGTTTAGCTGTCTTGTTGCTAATGTTAAATGCTTTTTGACATCAATATTTTTAGTTTTACGGTACTTTTTTTCTAAATTGATACTAAAGTTCATAAAAGTTTTTAAAATCTCTTTAAAGGGCATTTTTAACGTTTTACGATTAAGCTTAGAAAAATTCAGTTTTCTGAATATCTTAAAAAGCTTTTCTTCAGTTTTAAAATCCCATTTGAGTTCAACTTTCTTACTCATACATTCCCTCAAGCTCTTCTGTCACTTCAGCAGTCAAGGAGTTTATCTTGTCACTTAGTGCCATTTCTTCATCAATGTTTTTGAGCTTTGCAATAACATCTGCCATTTTCTCAATTGTTGTTAATCTTGAAAGCTTTTCCGCCTCTTCGAACGGATCTAAATAAGTATAATCATCCTCTGTCGCATCTGACACTCTTCCCATCAGCTCCAAAGCCGAATTATCTAAGTCAACAAGTCCTTTTAAAAAGTCCGTTCTGAATGAAAGAATTTTGGTTCTAAGCCCGTTATTTTTCATACTGTACGTTTCTTGCGAAACGTTTTGAGTCTTAGTGTCTACGAGTAGAAATTCAGGGAACAAGTTTGACAATCTTTTTTCAAGTCTTTCAATGTTTGTCTGCATTTCTGAAATTAGAGGCTTTGAAAGTTCTATATATTTAAAGAATGCAGCCTGTTCTCCAGGTTTTGTGTAAATAAACCTTTTTTTCTTAAACCTGAAATTTTCTAACGCCTCGGCATTTTTCTTTTCCTGCTCATTTCCGTTAATATCCGCAAATTTTCCAACATTTCCAGCATGGATTATTGGATCTCCGTGAATGTCTAAAACATTATGAATATAAGCCTCAATTACATTAATTTTGTCAATAATATTTAAAGCTTCGATTATATTTGAATCAGTTCTAAATTTAACAACTGGGATTTTATCGAGCATGAACGGAGCTTCAAAAACTTGATTATCGATTATTTCAACTTTTTTCACTTTCCCATTTTCAAGCTTTTTATATTCACGAGAAAATGAAACTGTGAGCTCTTCGCCTTTTTCGTTAAAATATGAGTATTCTCCGTCAATTTTGAACTGTATCAGCTCCCCAAACTGTTCAATATGTTCTATATTATCTATTTCATGCAAAATATAGATTATTTCATCATTTTGAGTTCTTATTGCTTCAACAAATACGACTTCCTGCAAATACATTTCTTTACAGATCTTTTTGCTGAACGCCTGCATTTTATTAAAATCCCAAACTTTTTGAAGTTCCTCTTTTTTTGTCTGTAAGTCTTTGATAGCCGCGGAAATAAGGGCTTTTGTAATATCTTTAACAGGATTAAATATCTCTATTGTTTCGTCGAATAAATTCGGTGTATTGTCATTAAAATTAGAACTGTCATATTGTGTTCTGTTATAGTAGTTCTTTATCCGTTTCCGCTGTTTTTCATCCATCCAGTTTCCCCCTTTTCTTAGTCGTTAAAGAGATAAGCAATACCGCCTTCATTCTTTTTCAGACTGTACATGATATAACGCACCGAATCCATCACATCATCATTTTCCTTGACTGGCTCGTCATTTTTGCCCCATACGTAGCTATATATTTCATCTTCAAATCTGCCTTTAAATGCACTTCTGACTACTTTTAAAACATTTCTTTTGTACATCGCACCGACCAAGTCAATTCCTTCTTTTACATCCTTTTTCGCATTTTCTGCATATATTCCAGCGTCATTTAATCCGTTTACATACTCAACTCTTGCACCGTCACAAAATACTCTTGAAGGTTTGTATTCTCTGTATTTCTCAAGTATTTTTGGTTTCCAGTACGGCTCAAAATATTTATGCCGTTTTGCAATTACTTCGATAATATAGTAAATATCATCATAATCAACACCAATAACCACAAGAGTTCCGTAATGTTCGTAACCCCAGTCAATTCCAAAGTAAAATTCTTTAAAGCTAATGTTTTCAATACTTTCAACGACATTTTCTTTTTCGCTAAACCCTCCAAAAACTATTCCTTCCTGTGCTACCCAAAGTCCTAAAATATCTCTGTCATATGTTGCACCAGTTGGAGTAGTCTTTTTGATACTTTCGACATACTCCGGGCTGTTATTTATGAGATATTCATTGTCATCAAGTCTAAAATGTTCTGAAAGTATGTTCAATTTACCATTTTCCAAGCGTTCCCCTGCTTTATCAATGTAATCTTTTTTGACAAAGTGGCTAGGATTGTCGGGGTTTGTGTCAATAAAAATCTTAGCCCCTTGCCCTGAAGTCCTTGAAAATGCTTCCTCAATAAATGTTTTATGTAATGCTGTAGCTTCGTTTATATACGTTCCGTGGCTTGTCATTCCACGCATCTTTTTCCAGCTGTCTATCTTTTCCCCACCGAAAATATAAATGTTATTTCCAAAAAGCCTAAAACTCCCATCTTTACTGAGTTTGAACGTTGTTTCCAGCATTGTTTCCCAGTCATTTAAGACATTACGCCAAATACTTCCGCTTGTTGCTCCAACGATAATAAAATTAACGTTTTGATTATAAAAATGCGAAATATGAGACAACATCAATAAGTTATTTAAGAAAGTCTTCCCTGATCGTTTCGCACCGTGTAAAATCGTGATTCTCGGCTGTTCTTTTCTAAAAACTTTTAAAATGTTAATTTGTTTTTTGTTCAGTTTATTCATCAGCATCCACTTCCGCCGTTATGCTCTGCAATAATGCAACGAGATTTTTTTCTTCCTTGTTTTCTTCCGCCTGCGGTTTGTCAAAGCCTTTTAATTTTGCTAACAATTGTAAAGATTGAGTACTAGCTCTTAAGTCCGTTATTGCCGCTTCGTATTCCACAATTTCCGCTTCTGTAAATTCTTCATATTTCACGACTTTTTTACCGTCCAAATCAACAACAACAGGCTTCTTAATCTTTTTTTCGACAACTTCCGCTTGTTTTTGTTTTAATGTTCCGTTTGCCATCAAGTGATTTTTTAAAAGCTCCTCGTTAATGTAATTTGGATCTATCAACAACGGATCAGATGCAACAAATGTTTTTCTGATTCTGTCAATTATTTTTCTTATTTTTTCTTTCCGCAAAAGCATATATCCAGTCGTGTAATCTTTGTAACCGCTTTGTAAAGTTGCTAGCTTTACATTTAATTTACAAGCAAAATAATTTCTTATAAATTCTTTTTCTTT